ATGGGCTTTAGGGTCTGCTGGCTCCACCAATCTACGATAGCAATTACCCTAACTTTTCCGGCTGGCTCCTGTAAAAAAGCCAGTTTGGTTAAGAGAGGGCGACTGCTTTCTTCACTAAAGTCTGACATCCACGACCAAGTCGCAGATGTTTTGACCGAAGTGTCGGTCGTAAAAGGTGTGGACGATTCTGTATCGTAGAAGCCAGGCAGCTTATCTCCCATGGGTAACGAAGCGAACAACCCGGCGTGCCAGTCGTATACGCCTTTAGAGACTCTTAACTTAGACTGGTCCCGAGGAGCAGCGGGCTTTTCGCCTTTTGCCTCTCGTTCCATATCTAAATATAGAGCCATAAAGTCATATTCGCCGGCAGCCTTGTTGTAACCCGTTTGGTCAGTAATCTGGGTCTTCATCTCTGGTATCATCTTCAAGATGGCCTTTAACAGCCACTTGTTGATGCCCCAAACCGTTGAAAAGCGGAATAGGGGGATTAACTTGAGAGCAGTGATGCTCGCTTGAGAATCATTAAGAGCTGAAGATACCAATGACTCCGCATGATCGATCAAGTCAAGAGCAATCTTAACAAGATCTTTCACCGTGGTCTTACTGGTTAACGGTCTCTGGTTCAGAGTTTCACTCATCCATCCATCTCGGATAGCCAAAAGACGAAACCACGCGAATAGATCGGGTAATAACCCGGCTAACGCAGGTCTCATATTAGGCCCCGATTTGAATGAAGAGTAGAACTCTGGTTCCGAATAGTCTGGTTTAGGCTTTCGGTTCAACACGTCCTTAAACAAGTCTAAAAACCTTGTTTGGAACAAAGTAAACTCCTGTACAACCCATTCTGGGAGAACTACGGGAGTCGAGATGACTCCAGATAGATCCGGCATTGGTGTTTTCACGACCATTGCCTTATAATAATGGATCAAGGAGATCCATAGTCGAATACTTTGAACCGGGCGTGACCGGAGTACGCTCCGTGCTCGTGGTGGTAATGCTCTGGGTAATCCGTTGCACAGGGCGATCCGAATACCCAACTTTTCAGTTGAAGTATAAGGATTCTTACCTAAGAACGCCTTTATAACAAGTGCGTAGATTTTTAATCTCTTAGTCAAGGTAAGACCGCCCTGTGATCGGAAGATTAACAGGACGTGCTCCGCGAACCCATTCAACGAGTCACGAAATCCTCGTCCAGATGCCAGGCCAAAGAGCTTGAAGTGAAGGAGGTGCCCCCACTCCAAGGTTAAGTCCCTGAGGTTTCCCTCATTGACTTCGACCGCGGGCTGAGGAATATTCTCACTAATCTCCTGGTTCACTCTAGCCGATTTGCTGGAGACGTAATGGTTAATAAATTTAATCATAGGACTAGTAAAAAGTCCCCATATACGTCCTTTAGCATCTCGATTAGAGCCCAAGCCATCGTTCAAAAAACTATGCTGGGACCTTTTGGGGGAACCCTTAAGGTTTGGATCGTTAGATGAAGAGGACGGGTCAACTGGAGTGTCTGTTGGAGTAGCTAAAACTACCACTGCTACATCATTACTGATCCAGGTTTTCTGGGCAGAAATGTATGAACGCGGCGACAGATATAAGATATTGGAGGGATCCATTGGATCGACCACTGCATAGTGGCCTCCCTTAATCTGATTCCAGTCGAGCTGTTTATACAGCCGATGGTCCGGGCGTTGATGCCATTTCCTTGTAGAATGGAAAGCTCTAGAAACTTTAATTAGACTTGGATAAATTATGTTATATAGTTTATTCATTTCGACATTTTAGTAATAGAGTAGACCTTTTGACCGGTCTCTTTCCGAATAAATTCGGGGAGCAGGTCGCTTCGGCGAGCTGGTCTTTGAGTAGATTTCGAAAGGACTGTTTTAAGGTCGTTTCTCTTGACTACCCACCTAGTCCCACTTCAACAGCAGTATCATCCATTCTGGAATCTCAGCCGTAAGGTCAAGATTCACAGTATTCTGGCCTATTCAACCAGGTACTGGGTCCTTTCGGACCAGATGCGACAATACCGAATTAGTCGATCCTCTTTGCCTTTGGGGTCCGTTGATCCATCTCTGGACTACGGATGATTCCTAAAGTGCATGGGGCTACACTAAAGTCATTCCCAAAGCGGGAGTCGTAAAGATTTTACCACCTAAAAGGTAACAGCTTTCGGCTGCCGTCAGGGAGGGACCCCTTCGGTAACATCCATTCTCTTCAGA